TCCATCGTCGGGAATAACTGGAATTTCAATAGGATCCGGCGGAGTATACGATGGTTCAACATCGGCTGGAACATCGGTATAGTCGGTCTGGGTTGTATCGCCAGGACTGACGAGTGTATCTACAACTTCCGAGGGAGCTCCGACAGAAGTATCAGGAGTCCATACCGCAGGAGGTGGTTCAACAACCGGCGCCGGACCGACAGGAGGCATAACCTCATTGGTATCGGAAGGAGCTGTAATTATTGCTGGAGGTAAAGGCGGTCTCTGAATATCACTCTCAGAGGATGAAGTTGAACGTGATGTATTGGAGACCGTACGATTCTCGCCAATCTGAGTGCGAACAAAACGTGGGACACGCGTTGAAACAACTACATTTTCTTTGGTTTCAAGGAGACCACGTGCATCATAAACTGCTTCTGCGCCAGTAGATTCTTTAATTCTATCATTTGTTTCGCTATCGGTAAGACGGAAAATACGGACACCCGTCTTAAATTTAATAGAACTTGTGCTTGGAATAATAAAGGAACCGCTAATTTTACCAGAAGCATCTGTTTCCAGAAGAGTACCGCTTACATACTCCGGATGTTGAGTTGCATTAATATAATTGGTATTGTCAACACGAGAAGAATAAGACACATACGATTCACTCTTGACATATTGATCGACAAGAGTATTATCAAAAAATGCGTGTAGTTTAGTATTCGGCTTTAGTCCGTCTGCTCTGAAGAAAATCTTACGCGAGCGAATGAAAGGAACAAAGTTAATTTCAACCGTACGGTCGCCCATATCAGTTGTAACTGTGTCGGGAACAACCGAGGTACGGATACCGCTACGAGCCTGTTCGGTACGAGTGGTCGTGGTAAGAGTTGTCGTCGATGTTTTCTTGAAAGAATTGTAATCGTTATTGATGTTGGTAATGGCGGATTCGGCAGATACGCCGGTCCAATTATCCTGCCATTCATTCCATACAGTACCAATTACGCCATCTTCTTCTGCACCATAGCGAAGAGAATCGTATGTTCCGGATTGGTCAATTACGACCTCCGGACGACGTTGGGTTTCTTTCCATTCATCAGATTCGGGAGAAAGGGTCATGTCGCCCTTCCATGTAAACACATTATATGGATTTACAAACTCCGCAGTTGATGCGTATGGTTGTGAAATTAATGCTTGCTGTGTATAATCAAGAGTGATTAATGAGCTTGACTGTCTTACGTTTGTGGTATTACTCAGCGGAGATGAATTCCAAGTAAGACGGACATTGTCCTGATGGAATGATGGGCGGAGACGACCATTTGCTTTATCAATAGAGCAACGGTAATCTGGATGTGTTACGGCACCAATGCTGTGACCATAGAAGCTATCAACAACAAATCCATTCTTATAGCGTTGAGCAATACCATCGTTTGCAAGAATCTGGCGGTCGGTGGTGTCCTTTTCAAGAAGTGAAAGGGATGTGTAGTATTCCAACTTAGAAACACGTTTCTCGATTTTGCCAATATCACGCATTGTATAGCGTTTATTGTCAACCATTGTAGGAATAATGTCCTCGCCACCAAATGTATAAGCACCAAGACGGATGGTATAAAGAACCATTGCGTCGTTAGGGTCCTGTGGAGGAGTTGGAGAAATTGCCGAAATACCTTCGATAACTCCAAAGTTACCCTTTTTATCAACAAAGATTTTATCTACACGTGATAGGTAATAATTAAGGTCGGCTTCAAATAGTCCATTCGGACTCACCATTGAGGTTAGATCACCACCGGTAAAGGTTGTATCATCTGCACCGTTCTTAGAAGGACGGAAATCAATTGCATCACGAAGCTGAATTAAACCCTTTGATGATTGGAAAGCTGGAATCAAAGAGTAATCAATAGAATATGAATTACGGGTAAAATAGTCACCGGCGCTATGAGTAAAATTCTTGAAGGTAATTAAAAGTTTTCCGGTAGGAGCAGAAGCTGTTGCCTTCAACTGAATCTTGGCTACATCATAGAAGTTGTCGCGCTGACCATTATCCACAATGTAATTATCGGTGACATTCTTACTACCAGTTGTCGCAAGACTGCCACTTTCAGAATCATAAATTCCGGTGACCTGGAATAAATCGGTAACTCCAAGAGAAATAGTGCTCGATGGAGAAGCGACATCTAAAGATTGCTCGGAAGAAAGAGTTTTAACTTTTCTTGTTTTTCTACGGCGAGCAAGAGCAATGACTCTTACGGTATGACCGTTTGTTGCGCTATTGAATGTAAGTGTGAGAGTATTATTGCGAGTAACCGGATTTTCAGCACTTGCATTAACAGTTAATGGAGTGTAACGTAAACCTGTAGTAGTATCTACTGCAATATAATCGACTGGAATACCCTGAGGGAAAAACTCATTTGTTTCACCTAATTTTGTCCAAGTTCCGGAACTTACGGTATCGTCATAAGATCTAAGAGTATAATAAGCAACATCGCTTACATCATCAACAACATCAACAGGCAATTTAAAGAGTAGTGAATTATTTGCTGTTTCTTGAAGAATGGCCGAACCCGAAATAATACCACGGAAATCATTATCAACATCGCCACCAAATACGGTTGTGAGTGTTGCCGTCGAACCGAATGATTGTCCAGCGTTCATCTGAATATCAAACAGATATAGACGATATACGCCGGCGCCTTCCGGTGTCATAGCGCGGGCGCGAGCATATCCGATAGTTGTCGATCCAGAATTTTTAAGTGTGATTCTAGTAAAACTATTTACATCCGGAAGACCCGAAACCGTATCAAGAGTAATGTAAATGTAATTACCAACAATTGTATTCAGTGCCGCGCCGTTAAATGTATCTTTTTCACGAGCCTTAGGAACTTCGACATATTTGGTATCCAGAAGTTCAATGCGATAACCATTTACATAAGCAACCGATGGTTCAACACCAACAGCCAAACGCTTTTCACCATAAACTGCACCGGTAAGACCACCAAGATTGCCCACATTTGATGCAATCTGTTCAGCGGTATAAAGACCACCGTTCGAATTTGCATTTAGATATTCACGGACATTAATTTGGAATGGTCGGACTGTATAGTTGCCAGACTCCTCATATGTACGTTGGGCAAGAATGTCACCGAGTTCCGAGTATTGAGTACGAGTTTTTGAAGTTACCTTACCGTCTTTAATAACCATCAATTGAATGATGTTGTTTTCCGTACGGTCGGCAAACTGATATGGCTGTACCTGAAGCTCAAGAGAAATCTGATAACGATCGGCGCCTGGAGCCGCAGTGTTTGGAGTCCCAATAGAATTGTCAAACAGCGAGGCGGATTCACCGGCACCTGCAGTTACAATACCTTCGGTTACGGCATATACAATACGACCCGAACCTACGGCACTATATTTAGAAAGAATTACTGAATTCTGCGGAGTATAAACAAAATTACCGGATACAAAGAATACGCCTTCGGATACAGTAACACGAGTACCTTTACCCGTCGGAATTGTATTGGCGGCTTTAACCTTTACGCGGAACGGTTCATCGGCAGCAGCAATTTCTTCTGGTGTCTGAGAAAGAACCAGAACTTCTTCGGCATAAAATGATTTGTCAATACCAGCGGCATTCAAGGTTGTCTCACTATTTGCCGATGTGTAATGGATATAAAGAGTGAGAGGATTGTTCGCATCAATATATGGAACAGAATCAATAACCGTGGCTGTAATACCAGTAAATTCACCGGTAAGAGTTCTTCCCACAAAATTCTTATTTGCCGATTGAGTTACCGAGTCATAAGGTATAGAAGGTGATCCTGAATTGTAGGTAAAACCAGATTCAATCTTAACAAATGCAAATGCGGTATCTAATGAAGCCTCTCCTCCAATAACAGGAGAACCATCCTTGAACACGTGGCGACCGAAACGGTCAATCTGTGCTTGGATGGATGTCTGAAGTTGAGTCAGTTCTCTTGCTTGGATCGAATAACCAGGCTTGAAAAGAATTCTTTGATAATTCTTTTCCTGATCGAAATCATCATAATACGGAGCAAGTGGGAATACTTTAAGAGGCATAGTAGTACAGAATTAAATTAAAACTCAATGATGATCTTTACGTCTTCAATTTGAGATAACGTACGATTGATTGGTTTTCTGTTTTCCAAAAATAGGATATCTCCGCTGAATCTTTTTACTTCCGGATTTCCGAGAGAAACAATAGTACCATCACCGCCGTTGTCGGCTTCAATAAGTTCACCTACCGTAAATGCAACATAACCGGTTTTATCATTTTGGTGATACTTTAAGGTACCTGCAGCTGGATCATAAGCATCCACAAAAGCAATTGCACCAGAACTTGCACCAACGATATAATCGGTAATTTGAATGGTTGGGTCGGAACTTGCACCAAGAGACATTGTCTTTAATGCGGAATATGCTGTTTCAGTTGTGACTCCGTTCGCAAAAGTTTTTGGGTTTTTAATGATACCCAACTGTCTGAAGCTATTTTCAACAATGAAGTCGCCGCTGTTGTCATCATATTCAAGACGAACATTGACACCAACAAAGAAGGCTCCAAGTTCTTTTACTGGATCCGAACCGTGTCCCTGAGCCGGAGAAAGAACTGGTTGAATGATTGCACCACTGCCGCCATATACACCCGTGTTTAACTCAACAAATGCTACCGTATAACCGGATCCCGCATTTGTTTCGAACGTGCCGGATGATGTCTTCACTTTTACATCGGTAATGACGCCACTTGAATTCACTGTTGCTGTGGCTGCAGCTGCTGTTCCATTGCCACGGATGATAACTGTTGGCGGATTGGCTTGGCTATAACCGGCGCCGCCATTTAGAACTTTGTAACGATAAATTTTACCATTTAGGTTGGCAGCATTTGCCACTTGGTTGTCAAATTTAATTTGATCTTCTTCATTTAAATTGCCATCATCGACAACGGTCTTTACAGGAATATAAAAATTGGTAAGGAACTTAGAACCATCCGAAAGAGAGATGGTGAACATATACTTCCAGAGGTATCCATCGGCTTCGGATTGTGGATATAATTCTGTATGAGTTGGCTTATTTACGGAAGCCGTTGCACCGGCACGAATGCACTTGTACACCTTAAACTCATCGGTGATAACATAAAACTCTTTAGTGAAAATATCATTATCGTTGTCGTCCCAAGCGGAATAAGCATTGCCTGATGTCCAGTTATGACGAGGAGAGATATTAATAATCTGCGAAGAAGTGATCTTCTTCATTGCAATCATATTCTGCCACGCATCGTTCACATCGGCAATGGTGTCCTGAGGAATTGGAGCAGTACTATCAGTATTGATGTCTTTGGAAGTAGACCATGCGTCCGACTTACCAATGAAGACATATGCGCTGTTGGATACGTCGGACGTTGAAGCAATGAAATTGTTTGCGTTTTCCAGACGGAATTGTGAGGTAATGATTGCTGACATAGAAGAAATTAGTAGAGTTCTATCGAGGATCCGACGTTATTCCAGTTTATTGAATTATTTATATCATTTCCGATAACGTATTCCGAGTAATCAGAAATAGGTGTTTCGTCAAAGAATTTAAGTTGTTTTGAGTAACCGGATTTTAAAATACCCTTTTGGCTTGAATTTTGGGCTATAAGCTCAAGAATGAGGACAACATCGGTCCAATCCCAGTTGGGTTTAGCACTATAAACGGTACGATATGCGCCCGTGAAGTAATCATCAATAGTGTGAGAAGCATGCGATTTATCACCCTCGATACCATCGGCATTGGTAATTGTACCATCCAAATCTTGAATTGCAAGGAACTTGGTCGTATAATTATAGGCTTTCACCTTGGCTCTGGCAACCCGTGTGGCACCATCATAAAGAGTTACATATTCACCTGGACGGTAACGTGTTACATCCGAACCACTGAGATTAATGTAATATGTCTGAATAGGCGTGTCGGACTGAATTCCCTGAGTAATAACCTTAGAGGTTCCGGAAGTCTGACCGATTAATGTTTCGCCTTCATAGAAGTCCTTGATTCCAAGTGAATTTGGGCTTACATTACGGAGCACGGTATGTCCGTATTTACGCTTGATGTATTGCGTGGTACCATTGACAATTTCTTGGCCAATACGGTCTACGTCATCAACGGTTGTGTAGTATTTGATTGAATCAAACATCTGAACCTGGGCTGTTACGCCAGAAGTTTGACCCACAACTGTTTCTCCAGGGATGAAGAATGAATTTTCCAAAAGCGTTTCCGCGGTAATAATGTAGTTGATATCCTCGATAACCTGAGAAAGAACCAGAAGAGGAATGTCTTCAAGACCGATGAGACCGGGCTGGAATTGCGTCATCTTGGAAGCAAGCCAATATGAAAGCGCATCCGAACGATTTTGTTTGAATACCTGACCCGTTTCGCCGTCATTCAATAGCTTTTCAAGAATAAGAATTTCACCAAAGAAAATGAATCCGGCTGGGTGAACAAGACGATTGAATTCATTTCTCCATTCACTTACCGTCTGACCCGTTCTAATAACGTAAGAGAATTGCTGATAGAAATAGGAGTCCTGTAGTTTCTTAATGTCGGAAAGGAACCCATTACTGTCGAGATACTTGCCCGGAGTGTAAATAGATACGAAATTTTTATCGTCGTCTGCACCGATTAATTGGTCCTGGATGTTAAAATTGCCGGATGGGTTTTTAACAGAAAGAGCAGTACCGCTTATAGCTGTAACTGTGGCAAATGAACCAGAAATACTTCCCGTGATTCTTTCTCCGATACTATAGGATCCCACATTACTTAATTGGAATTCAATGAGAATGTTACCGTCCTGATAAATAGAGAGAATGGTTGCTTCATTAACCTCTGCGCTTACAAATGCTCTATCTTCACCCGGCATATCATGACGGGTATTAATATCATTAGGGTCGCTTTGAATTGTTGTAACTCTGCTTGAAACAACCGATGCGGCACCAGTCAAACCTGCACCAATGCCACTGTCGGCGGTTAGAATACGGCAGGCTATAACATCATCGGTAAAACTTACAACCGATGCGGTAGCTATTACATTATCCGAACTATCTTTAATTGATATTGTTTCACCCGTATGATAGTAACCGTAATACTCAATACCACTGTCTGGATGCGTCCATGGAGTTCCAGCAGCAACGGTAATGTAGGTATAGTTGCCGGTAATGATTTCGTCCTTTTCAAAACCATTTGTAAGAGAGGGGTCATATCCCGACGGAATTCTAATACCCTTTAAAGTCAGAACATCATCGACATAAGAATCAACAATTGCTGTGACTCCAATTTCAGAACCTGTTACAGTCTCACCCTTATTGAACGATCCCGTAACACTACCAATAACCATACTGAATTTCATCAGTTGTTTTTGGTCGAATACTTTTACCTTGGCTGGTCTACGCGATACTGTATCCCAAGTTCCCGACGATGGAACCAGCATATCTTCACGAGGATAATACACCTCAACATTGTCGGAGAATAGAATCTTAAAGAACAATTCAACCGAATCGGTGGATCCACGAATTGTATAATAACGCATTAGGTTTTTATACAATTTAACCTTATCCGCCACAACGGTACGGGGAACAGAGAAGGCAATTTCCTTTTGAATTAGATCCAAATACTCGTAATCGGTGCTGTCAATATCACGAACCTCATTGATTGAATCAATTTCGTAGCTCGGCATGCCACGTTCATTCATATGCTCATAGTAATCTTTTAATAGATCAATAAGAACAACCGAACTTTCACGGAGTTCATCCGGGAAAAGCGATTCAATACGAACCGTCTCCTTGGTCTTTTTACGAGTGCTCGCAATACTTTCAACCGTA